TAATGACTGAAACCCGTGGATTACAAAGCAAATGGGACAAGACTGGTCTTCTTGAAGGACTAAACGGTGTTGATAAAGCACACATGTCCATCTTGCTTGAAAACCAAGCACAACAATTGTTAAACGAAGCTACCGCAACAGGTACTTCTGCTAACAGTGAACAATGGGCAGGCGTAGCTCTCCCACTCGTTCGTCGTGTATTCGCTGAAATCTCCGCTAAGGAATTCGTTTCAGTTCAACCAATGAATCTACCATCTGGTCTAATCTTCTATCTAGACTTTAAGTATGGTACTGCTCGTGGTAGTTTGCCAGGTCAAAACACATTCAACGGTACCTCAATGTTCGGTGGAACAGGTGTAAAACTTGGTTCAACTGATACTGCCACAAACGGTCTATATGGTGTAGGTCGTTATGGTTACACTAGTAATTTCGCTACTGCTTCATTGCCATTTATTACTGGATCAGTAAATATGACTGATTTGGACTTTGATACAACATATACATCATCCGCAACCGGTACATTCGGAGGCAAGAAGGTTATTGTTGACGTTGGTGCAAATTCAGCAAATATCGACTTGAATGCAGTAAGAAGTTTCACTTTTGCAAGTGGTTCTGCAACAGCAGCTGGTATTAATCCTGCTGGTATCATCAATGAATTGACAAAAGTCTATAACACTGGATCTCTCGCAAGTCCATATTATAGAATCCAATTCATCTATACTGGATCTGTTGCCGCATACCTCGCTGGACAATCAGGTATATTAACTTATAACCCACAACCTACTGATAGTACCCGTGGTGACTTTGAAGATAAAGATCCACTCAAGGGTAATGTTGCTGGTCAAGGTATTGATGCAGGTACTGATATCAATATTCCAGAAGTTAACTTGGAACTTAAGAGCGAACCAATCGTTGCTAAGACTCGTAAGTTGAAAGCAGTCTGGACACCAGAACTTGCTCAAGATTTGAATGCTTACCACAGCATTGATGCAGAAGCAGAATTGACTGCGCTCTTGAGTGAATACGTTTCAATGGAAATTGACCTTGAAATTATGGACATGTTGATTAATGCTGCTCCAGCATTGACAACTGAAGCTTGGAGTGCTGCAATTGGTACTGAACTCGTAAAGGGTAACAATGATGCTAACGGTCTACCAACCTTTACATCAGTAGCAACCACAACAAACCGTACTGCTTACGTTAAGAGTACTTGGTTCCAAACTCTTGGTAACAAGATTCAAAAGGTATCCAACAGAATTCATCAATTGACCCTCCGTGGTGGTGCAAACTTCTTGGTCGTAGGACCAGACGTAGCAACCATCTTGGAATCAATCCCAGGATATGTTGTAAACACTGACGGTGATAGTGCTAAGTTCGCAATGGGTGTAAGTCGTGTTGGTAGCTTCGCAAGTCGCTTCCAAGTCTACAAGAACCCATACATGCAAGAAAACACCATCTTGATGGGCTTCCGTGGAAATAACTTCCTCGAAACAGGCGCAGTATATGCTCCATACATCCCACTCGTACAAACTCCATTGGTATATGATCCAGTCAATTTCACCCCACGTCGTGGAGTATTGACTCGTTATGCCAAGAAAGTAGTGCGCCCAGAATTTTACGGCAAGATATATGTCGGTGATCTTGACCAAGTATAATAGAATCTAGAATAGATTAAACGATAAACCCTCACAGTAAAATGTGAGGGTTTTTTATTTTTAAATTCTATTTATATAGTATGATATATTTGAGTGACATTGTGGATGCTATTGTTGAAAAGAGTGAACCAATGAAGTTGGTTAAAGAAGTTGGTATTAGTGATAGATTGAAGTATCATTTGGATAATAGATTAACATTGGAACAAAATGTTTTTAGAATTTACAGTGAATCATATTTTAAATTGGTTAATGAAGTTCGTGGTTTGTATAATGATGACGCAATTGAATTAAATGATGATGATTTAGATATTGTAGAAAGTGATCTGGGTATAAAATCTATTTATGATGGACGAGAAGTATTTTTAGATGCGCCAATTGAATTGGAACACAATGAATGTTTAAATGAAGCAAAACACAGAGGTAGAACTGTACATCTTAGTAGACCATTTAGAACTCCAGGAGGACCGAAGAAATTTGCTGTATATGTTAGATCAAAAGCAGGAAAAATAAAGAAAGTTACATTTGGTGATCCTAACATGCGAATACGAGTAAGCAGTAAATCTAGACGGAAAAGTTTTAGAGCAAGACACAAATGTGATCAAAAGAAAGATAGAACCACTGCCGGATATTGGAGTTGTAGAAATTGGTAATAAATGAAATGGTTATTTAAAAGTTAAAATAACAAAATTATAGTTTATGGCTACAAAATATTCACCGAAAATAATTACAAATGGATTGGTATTATCACTTGATGCTGCTAATAATAAAAGTTATCCTAGATCAGGTACTACATGGACCGATTTAAGTGGCAATAACAATAATGGCACATTAACCAATGGTCCTACATTTAGTGATAGTAACGGTGGTGTTATAGTATTTGATGGTACAAATGATTATATGACATCTTCAACTTCAACTTCATTTAATTTTGGAACTGGAGATTTTACTGTTGAAATGTGGGTTTATCCAACTTCAGTTAAAGGGTTTTCATTATTAGATTTTAGAATCAATGAAACCAATCCGAATGGTAATGCGTTTGTTATAGCAACTAGTACATCCAGTCCATTATATGCATGGGTTGTATACCAAGGCGGAAATCAAATAGTTGGACCCACCGTGGTAGCCAATCAATGGGTTCAACTTATTGTAAATAGAGTTGGAACTTCTGTAAAAATGTTTTTAAATGGAGTTCAAATTGGATCAACTTGGACTACTTCAAATACTTTTACAGACGGCGCATTTGTATTAGGTACGGATTATCCATTAAATGCAAGATTTTTTCAAGGTAATGTATCATCAATAAAAGTATACAAATCAAAAGGATTAACTTCCGATGAAATTCGCCAAAACTATAATGCTACTAAAAGTAGATTCGGTTTATAATTATAGTATATGTCAAGCAAATGTGGACCAGATATAAATGAAAATGGATTGGTATTATTTTTAGATGCGGCTAATAGACTTAGCTATCCTGGCAGTGGTACTGCGTGGTCAGATTTAAGCGGTAATAGTAATACAGGTACTTTAACTAATGATCCTACATTTAACGCTGGTAATATGGGTAGTATATTATTTGATGGTACAAATGATTATGTTGATATGGGATCAAGCACTTATTGTAATCTTATTAATATAAGTGTTTCTGTTTGGATAAGAGTCACTAGTACAAGTCAATATTTTTTGGGTAGATATTTTAATAATACTCCTTATAATGGATTTTTTATGTATTATGATGTACCATCAACTAAATTTGCTGTTGATGGTAGAGAATCAAGTGCCATCTATTTAAATAGACCGACAATAAATACATATCCATTAAATAACTGGTATAATGTTACTTGGACAAAATCTGCAAACATTTGGTCAATTTATATAAATGGTTCTTTAGATGTATCATCTGCACTTGGAAATGGAACCACTCCATTTTCAAATAATATTATGTGGATTGGAGGACTCAATCAAGGCATTGAGCTATATTATTCCGGTGGAAATATATCCAATGTTCAAATATATAATAGAGCATTAAGTGCAGCTGAAGTATTGCAAAATTATAACGCAACTAAATCTAGATTTGGTAGATAATTATAGTATATGGGATTATCACATTCACCAAAAATAGTTACAAATGGTTTGGTGCTTGCACTAGATGCGGCTAATAATAAAAGTTATCCTCGTATTGGTACTGTTTGGAGTAGTGGTTGGGCTGGATCTTTTTCAAATCCTACATATTCTTTTGATGGAAATTTAAGCACTTCCACTTTTCAAAGTGGAACTGCTACATATACATTTGCTGGGGGTGGATTGAGTGTTTCTGGAACTGTTCGTATATATGTTACTTTTGGTGCCAGTTCTGGACAAGTAGCTGGTCTACCAAATGTAATTGTGGTTGATGGAACTGATGTATCATCAAAAATGGCTGCGGCTAATGTTTATACAACTGGAGTTGGCGCTGGTTGGATTGATATAACATCAGAAGTTGGGTCAGTATTTAATACTATTGTTATGACCGGAACAGGTGGTAGATCCAATCCATCTATATATGCAGTTGAAGTTGACGGTCAAATTTTGATTGATGCTGTATCATTGACATCTTGGACCGATTTAAGTGGTAATAGTAACACAGGTACACTAACCAATGGTCCTACATTTAGCAGTGCAAATGGTGGAAGTATTGTGTTTGATGGTACAAATGATTATATATCAACTCCAATAACAGGAACATTTTCACAAATAACTTTTGATTACTGGGGATTTTTTGATGATGCAACTCTGAGTACCACTTCAAGAAATGAAAGTGCCTTCGGCGACTGGACTAACGATAGAATTCACTGGGGAACAAGATGGAGCGTTGGAATGCACTGGAATGTGAACGGTGCGTGGACAGAAGTGGGAACTACCAACCTTAGATACGGATGGAATCATTTTTCATTGGTATGGAACAATAACACATCACAAAAACTAATTTATATCAATAAGATATTATCTTTGTCCCAAGCAACGAACGGAAATGTAATTTTGGGAGATTTTAGAATCGGCGTGGCAACGACATTGAATCAATATTACAGAGGTAATATATCAAATTTTAAAGTATACAACAGAGCATTATCAGCAAGTGAAGTATTGCAAAATTATAATACAACAAAAGGTAGATTTGGATTATAAATCAAATTAAACTTAATTATTTTAATATTTATAAACAATGAATGTTAAAGAATGGACTAAAATATGAGTGCTAATCTTGATCAGGATCGTATTCGATGGCCGGGGAGTGGCAGTGCTGTAAATACAGGCAGTATACCATTTGGATTTTACTTAAGCGAATCGTATTTAAGTGGTAGCGTTGGTTATTTTGAATATGACTGTGAAAAGAGTGCGGAATGGGCAGCAAAAAGAATGGGGTATCCAATCATTGATATTGAATTAATTGATGTAAATTTTTATGCTGCATTTGAAGAATCCGTCAATGAATATGGTGCGCAAGTAAATCAATTTAATATACGAAACAATTTATTAAGTTTACAAGGATTAAGTACAAATGATAATCCAAATATCAATGGTAAAAATGTAATAGGAACAGGATTACCATATATAATTCAATTAACAAAAGGATATGGAAGTGAAATTGGTGTAGGTGGATATGTTGACATTAAAAAAGTACCTATTCAATTGAGCGCAAGTCAACAAACATATGATTTGCAGACACTAATTGGCACCAATATTGAAAGTGGAAGTAGAGTTGAAATTAGAAGAGTATTTCATGGTCCACCACCAGCATTTGCTCGTATTTATGATCCATTTAGTATGACTGGTATGAGTTACAGTAATGTACTTGGTGAAATGGGATTTGCTGGATATAGTCCTGCCACACAATTTTTGATGACACCAATATTTGAAGATTTATTGAGAGGTCAAGCAATTGAATTTAATGATTTGGTTCGTAAAAGTGCTTATAGTTTTGAAATTGTAAATAATAAACTAAAGATATTTCCTATTCCAACATATGATTACAAACTTTATATTGAATATGTAGTTGAAAAAGATAAATTTAGTGCCGCAAATACATTTAGTAGTGGAAGCAATTATGATGTGGTTAGTGATTATAGTAATGTGCCATATCAAAATGTTACATACTATAAATTAAATGCTGTTGGTAAACAATGGGTGAAGAAATATTTCTTGGCATTGTGCAAAGAAAATCTTGGTATGATTAGACAGAAGTATAGTACAATTCCAATTCCTGGTGGAGAAGTAACATTGGATGGTTCTGAATTGCGAAGTGAAGCGGCATCTGAAAAAGAATCGTTAATTACACAATTGAGAGAAAATCTTGAAGCTACTAGTCGTAAAGCTCAAATGGAAGCTAAAGCAGATGAAACTGAAAAGATGACAGTCATCATGAAGACTGTTCCACTACTAATTTATATTGGATAAAATATGGCATTATTTGGAAGATATTATAGTCAACGAGACATTAATTTGGTTAATCAAATTAATGCAGAATTGATGCGTGACATTATTGAAACATTGGTTGTTTTATTTAAGATTGCGCCAAATGAAACCAATACAAACATTTATGGTGAAGCAGTTGCGGCTGAAGGAAAGAGTTTTTATTCTGGTGTAGAATTGAGTAGTATAATTGATCGTGGTGATATTAGTACAGATGATGAAGGATTTGGACCTGACAGAGATCAAACTGTTGTATTTAAATTTAGAGAATTGTCATTAAAAGATGCGAGTTTTTATCCAGAAGTTGGTGATATGATATTATTTAATGATCGTTATCATGAAGTTGATAATGTTGTACAAGAACAATTTTTGGGTGGTCAAGCAAATAAATCACATAGTATTATTTGTAATACGCATTATAGCAAGTTGAGCAAAATTAATTTAGTTAACCGTCAATTTTAATTATGTGGCAAGGAAATACGAACAATCCAGTACCAACAAATAACAATGTTGAAAAGAACAATCCTATTGTATCTAATGTAAGAAACATTGCATTGGATACTAGACGAGATGAAGATGCAAAGAAAAATTTTACAGTTAGTCTATTAGATATTGATACTGCGTTGATTAGTTATATACAAAATATTATCAATCCTACTGTAATTGACGCTGGTGAAAACATAAAAGTACCAATTATATATGGTAATCCTGAAAAATGGTATGCAGCAAAAGCACAAGGTGCATTAAGAGATCAACAAGGTAAGTTACAAATTCCTTTGATAATGGTTAAAAGAACTTCATTTTCAAAAGATGAAGGTTATCAAACATTCAACCGTTATTTGAGTTATCCTGTAATGACTAAATTTAATGAAAAGAACAAATATGATAAATTTAGTTTATTGAATAAGACTGTTGCTCCTACAAATCAAATATTTGCTGTTACAATGCCAGATCATATTAAAGCAGAATATGAATTTATTGTATGGACTGAATATGTTGAACAAAACAATGCAATTTTAGAAAAGATCAATTTTGCTGAAGGAGATTATTGGGGTGATAAACAAAGATTTAATTTTAGAGTTAAGATAGACAATTATACCAATACAATTGAATCAAGTGGAGAAAAAGATAGAATGGTAAGAAGTACATTCACTTTATCTACCAATGCTTATTTGTTGCCAGAATCATTTGAAGACAGAAAACAAACTGTTCAAAGAATGTTAACGCCAAAACAAATAAAATTGACAGCAGAAATTGTTAGCAGTGCTCAAATGGATATAGTAAACAAAAAGGTTAAAGACAATACTTACAGTAACAAAGGAAATCCATATTATAGCATCAATCCTCATGTTGAAAAAGACAGTGAGTGGAGATTTCCTAAAGGCACAATTGCCACCGAAGAATCCACAACAGCTGCGGGTGAAGCAATTACAACAATTAGACAAAGTTATGCGTCATTAATTCAACAAACAATCAATTTGACGATTTCAGGATCACAACCAACTCTTTGGCATCCATTCCCAAATACACCAACTGATTATGGTGAAGAAGGTTGGATGGCATATGACGGTGATTATCATTATATTTATGTTGGCGGAAGATGGTTAAGACAATCAATTGCAGATTGGGTGACTTAATTTTGATAAAATTATATTAATTATATTTATATTTATATTTATAACAAGATAAACTGATACTTTTATGCCATATCCCAATTCCAATACATTAAACATAATAATTCCGCAAACATCTGCGTCAATTGATACTCCAAGTTCACAAGCGCCATTTGTTGAAAGAATTATTAGTGGTTCCAGACTTGTTTTACAAACAGATACTACAGGAACATTGATAGGCAGTTCTGATTTAAATGTTAACAATATTACCGCAAGTAATATTACTGCAAGTGGTTATATAAGTGCGAGCAATTTATATGTAAGAACTAATATTACCGATGCTGGTTCTCTTACTGTTGTTGGTGCATCAACATTTAGTGGAATGGTTAGTGCAAGTGGGGGTTTAACATCAAGTGCAAGTAATATTGGTACATTAACTGTTGTTGGAAATAGTATATTATCAACTGTGTTTGCAACAAATATTACGTCAAGTAATATAAGTGCAAGTGGAAATATTAGTTCAAGTACTCTTTATGTAGTTAGCAATGCTATAATTAATGGTAATATTAATGTAAATGGTAATAGTATTTTAGGTGATTCTTTTAATGACGTAAATACTTCTAGTGGCAGTTTAAAAGTATTAAATACAACTAATGCAACCTCTTATACAGATACAGGTGCTGCATTAGTAGTTGATGGTGGTGCAAGAATTGGTAGAGATACATGGATATCTGGTTCATTAAATGTTGCTGGGGATTTGACTATATTTGGAAGTTCCAGTGTAGTTTATATCAGTTCAAGTACGGTCATTATCAATGATAATATTATTCAATTAAATGCATTTTTCCCATTTGAAAGATATGCTGGTATTGAAGTATTTGATAGTGGCAGCAATCAAAGAAGTGCTTCATTATTATGGGACGGCAATCAAGATAATTGGATAACGGTAGATCAAAATAATAGTGCAAGTAATATAGTTTTGGGTCCAACCAGTTCATTTTCCAGTGATATTATTACTGGATTTACCGCAAATAGAATTCCAAAAGCATATGATGCGACAGGAATTACGGATTCTTTAATAAGCGATGATGCGACTACATTACGATATAATGGAACTACAATTAGTTCAAGTATAATTACAGCAAATACGGGTTCATTTACTGCATTGACGGTGGTTACAGGAAGTAGTCCTGGTGTAGGACTTCAAGTTCCTGCACATCCTACTGCAAGTGGTATGCCTGGTCAAATTGAAGTGGACAACAATTTTATATATGTATATACCAACAATATATGGAAGAGAGTACCATTATCAACTTGGTCACTGTAATATAAAACACTAAATAAAAGTGTAAATATTGTAATAACCCAGGAAACAAACATCTTGGGTTATTATATTTATATAAAGATAAATAAAGTTATATTTATACAATATGCCTATAGGAACTGGAATAATTTATAATGTTGGGGATTTAATTCTTAGTACAGTAAGTGGTTCAGGTACTGCATTTTTAGAAACAAAAATAGCTGCA